ATTTTCTCTTTATTGTTTCTGTAAAACAAAACACCACCCAAGAATCCAAGAATGAGGGTTGCGGCAATGGTAATGAGATATGTAATCATAAATTAGATTTGTTCGACCAGAACAAGTGGGCCAAGATTTACCGCAGATTGTGACTCACTAAATTCCACCACGATTTCAGATTGGTCAAACCACGCTGGTTCACCGTTCCAATTAGGGAACACGGCAGTCAGTAACGCTGGGCCGTCAGCAATCAGAAGCAAGGAAGTGATTTTATATTTAACCATTGGTTGTGATGACTTTGGGGTTGGAGTAAGTAATCGTCTGCTGACTTCCTGCGGTGGCTTGATTTTCAATTTCCATTTGCCACCAGACTTGAGCCGTTACGCTTGTGTCCGTTGGGCCACCTGTGCCTGTGCCGATTAACGTGCCGTCAATGTATAATGAAATAGTTCCAGCACCGTCCGAATAAACCGTGATTGCATAAGTACGGAAACTGACAGGAGTCCAAGTCTGGGCAGTCGTTGTTAGTGATGTACCGTTATGGGCAATGATTGAAATAACTTTAGTACTAAAATCCCATTCCCAACCATAGCCACGACTAGCAAGCGTACCCGGTGTTGGCAAACTTCCTAACATACGACCAAAGACTGCTCGCATTTTTACACCTGTGACTGCGGTTGCCCAAGTGCTTGAATAAACACGCACCGAATGTCCGCTTGCCGTTCCGTAGTTGTAACCGTTATTAACGGAGTTTGAGGGGTATGCTAAAGTAAATCCTCTCGTTGCGTAGCCAGCGACTAAACTATTTGATGAAATAAGATTACCGTTTAGAGATGTGACTGACGATCCAGCGTTAGCACCAAGACCAGAAGTAGCCGATGATAAACCTGTTACACCAGCAGACCAAACATTTGTGGAGATTCCAGCGAATCGTGAATTTGCTGGTGATAAGACGGTTGTTGTCGAAGTGTTTTGAACCGCCTGTAGATTGGTTGCGTAAGCGTCTGTTGCGACTGCACCGAGACCGAGATTGGTTCTGCTCGTTGCCGTTGATGATAACCCTGACAAGTTTCCTGCTTTAGCCAAATAATCCGTAGCCGTGGCTTGAGCCATTGTGCCGAGACTGATCCATTCGGTGTTAAAGTTTGTGGAGTTAATCTTTGCCAGAACCTGTGATGCCGTGCCACCTACCGGGAGAACCGCCCCTGCCACACCGCCAACATTAACTTCCCAGTTTGAGTAAGTTCCAGAACCAGAGTGCGTGTTGCTATCCCAAGTCATAACACCTGTTGCGGAGTTATAAGTTAAGACCGTGCCGTGCATGTGATTTGCCGTGTTATAGGAAACCGTGATGTCTTGTTGCGGAGAGTAAGACAGACCTGTTCCGACTGTCATCGTTTTTCCGTTACCGCTATCGACTGTGAGCGTTGAAGTGGACGATGTTAGGTAGCGATCACCTACTGGTGGAAACGTATAAAGCGAGCCGTCACCACGAATGTATTGCGAGGTCGTTCCGTTGTAGCCCAGCCAAGCGGTGTTTTGGAAAGTACTATTTGCGAAAAGAATACCAAGATTATCAGCACCATCATAATTTCTGCCAAATAACATATAACCTTCATTATTTTCTGTTTTAATCCAATCGCTACTGATTTCAACAGGTGTTGTTCCTAAACCAATTTTAACTAAATTAGTATTATAATCTGTTGAGAATACATTACCATCAGCACCTGTGACAGTGAAATTATTTCCTCCGTCAATAGTAACGTTACCAGTAACCGTCCCACCTGTAAGCGGAAGTGCGGCGGTGGTCTGAACAGTAGCGTCAGTAAAAGTCGCACCACTAGCACCAAAACTCCAACTCAATCCTGTATCAGAATTAGAACCACTAACACTATCTGGAGTTAAACTATAATTGTTTTCTCCACCATCTTTTCCAGAAAGACCAACATTGGTCACATCAAACATAGCACCAGAAACATTTATATTTTTCCAAGAAATTGAAGCATTAGAAAGAGAGAAAGCATTATCAGCACCAGAAGCAGGGCCTGTAATTCCAGCCGAAGTAATAAATGTACCAACACCATCAGTAGTAATTCCAATTTGATTAGGTTCAATACTTGCCGATTGTCCTGCGTCTAAATTCTCAACACCAAAACCAAAAGCACCGACTAAAGAATCATTGCCGTTAACATCGACAGGGAAAGTAATGTCACCTGACATCGTCCCACCTGTGAGTGAGAGTTTAGCGTCTAAAGCATTTTGCAAATCCGTCTGGTTTGAAAGTGTGCCTGTGATTGAACCCCAAGTTCCACCGCCTCCACCACCAGAAACAATTTCCCACGCTCCGTCTTTGCGTCCGTAAGTTGATCCGTCCGACGGTGCTTCAATCCACGGAGTTATTTGGTCACCGCTTCCAAAGTGAATTTTTGGTGATGTGCCATAGGTGACATTGACCGTGTTGACTTGAATGGAATCGACATTTTGAATTGCACCGTCATCCATATCCAACGAACCCTGCACCTGAATGCTTCCAGCAATCCCCTGCAACCCTGTATCAACCCGACTCAAGAATGGGCCTGCCCAAGCGGTTTCATAATCGAAAGTGTTGCTGGTCTTAATCAATCCTTGTCCAAATGTTCCCCCTGCTGGGACACCAACCCCCGGCTCACCCTGACTTCCTGTGTCACCCTTGACACCTTGATAACCTTGCGGAATGCCAAAGTTGAAAACCGCATTTTGTTCTGTTCCTGAATTGGTGACGGTTGCTGGTGATCCTGCGGAGAGAGTTGAAGTCGTTCCGACATTGATGACGGCCGCATCGCCTTGATCACCTTTTTCCCCTTGATAACCTCGCTCACCCTGCTCGCCCCGAACCCCAGCAGGAATTCCAAAATTGAAAACTGCGTTGGATGTTGTTCCTACATTTTCAACAGTCGCATCGCTTCCCGGCTCAAGTGTCGTGGTCGTGCCAGCGTCAACGGTTGCGGAGTCACCAGCGTTTCCTTGTTCGCCCTTGTCCCCTCTGGGAATGGTGAAGTCAAGAATGGCGGCCGTGGTTGTTCCGACATTGACCACGCTTGCATTTGTTCCTGCGTCCCCTGTGGTGGTCGTGCCTACGCTAACAGTTGCAGACGCACCGGGAACACCGACATTCACTTCCAACAACGCTTGCGATGGAACGATGGACGCAACGATTCCTTGTCCGACTACGCTCGCAGTCAGACTTCCTTCCGTGAGTATCGTGATTGATAATGGCATTTTGAATTAAGCGATGGTGACATTGTTCACGATGTTAAGCACGGCAGTCTCTGAAAAGAAAATGATGCCGTCTGAAAATCTGATGTCCCAATACGCAGAACCCAAGTGCCAATTCGATGTGTCAGAAAATGAAACCGTGAAGGTGGTCGATGACGTTACAACAACGGTGCAAGAATATAGTTTGCCAGCAGAGTCACGGATGTCGGAAGTGATGGTCAACCCGGTCAAATCTGGTGGTGATCCTGTGCTGGCGGTGTAGGTCACGGCCGCACTAAATGTCGAACCACGCTTAAATTGAATGATGTCCGTTGCCATTGTATCTACGCAGGAGTCAAAAGGGGGTTATCCGCTTGAGCGTGTCGGATGGTTTGGCAAGAACCCACCAATGTTTGCATCGTTCTCTTTGTATTTATTGCTTATTAAATTGTCTTCATAGTCACCCCAAGAAGAAATCTCAACAACGTCAGGGCTAACCCAAGAATCGTTGTCCGTTCCCCAATGTGCGTCTGCATCGGTTTCGACTTTTTTGACATCAAGAAGGATTGGTTTGTAATTAAAGTTAATCGGGCCGTTGTTGATTTGGTAAATGTCAAAGTGTTCTTTTACATCTGGTTTTTCTGGATCAATTGCAATCCATTTAATGTATGCAATTTCTTTTCTGGCACAGTCAAAGTATTTGAAACCAACATTGCCGACTGCACCACCTGTTGCCATTTCAAGTGTCGTTGAGGAAACGGCAGTTTGAGTGTTGGCGATGATGTCTAAATCTGCGTTGTCAAAATTAACAACCGTATTTTCAGACAAATCATTATAAATAATTATTTCAAAGTCGGCAGGATTTATTAAACCAGAAACATAAGGGTTTGAAGTAAAACCATATCTTTCATTAACATCCCACGCTTTGACTACATCGTTTTGCAAATAGTTTCCTGCGTAACCAGAATAACCATATTCAACACCATTCACAGGATAACCTAAAACTTTTCCTAAAATTCCATCACCAGCAAAGTCATTAGGAACACCACCGATTATCATTCCGTCAATAGTTTGAGCAAACTGACTTGTGCTAGGTTTTGCAAATGCTGGGATTTCATACGAAAGCCAATCCGACATTCCTGATGGATAAAGATTTGGGTGACGCTCATTTGGGTCAAGAGGATTTCCGACTGCTCTTGTGACGCTTAAATAACTTGGGTCGAAGTTGATGTAATCGTTCAACATTTCGGCTGGGTTGAAGTTGGCAATCGAACCGTTCATCGGGTCAGCCGTGACAATGTTTTCAATGCTTTCCGTTTTGCTTACAAGATAAACCTGCATTGAACCGCCACCGTTATATTTCTGAATGACATTTTCATCAGCAGGAGAACCTTCTTCAATGATTGCAATTTGCGCGGATTGACTTTCAGGCCACGCATCAACGGTTGGATTTACTTTATAAATGAAAACTTTGTAATTCTTTGTCTTCTCAAGTTTTATGTATCCATCATCTAAATAAATCTTACTTTCATCGTTCGGATCATATTCAAAAGAACCTGTCATCCAAACATTCCATTTGTTTAATCTGTGATTATAGACAAAAACTTCGTCTGTGATAAAACCTTTTTCGTCAACATTGTAATTTTCAAATGATGTTAAACCACGCACGCAACGGAGACGATACTCCGGGTCTGCTTCTGGATTTTCTGGGTCTTGCCATTTTTGAATGAAGCAATCAAATTGTTTTAATCCACCGCCATCACCACCAATCGATGTTTCAATGGGTGTGATAATTGTGCCACCGGATGTAAAAGAAATAGATGGGCCGTCACCAAGATACGGCATTGAAAGACCGTTCTGAATTCCTGTCGCTAAATCATTTAATTGCTTGGCGGTTACTTGGTCACCAGAACCAAAGCGAGGATTGAAACGAGAACCAGAACCGATGAACCCAATGTCATCCATTTGTTAAAACCCCTCCTCATACAAGTCAGCGTCCCACGGATCATCACCTGAAACCATAATGTCATAAACAACCTTTGTTGCAACAGGAGCAGTCGGAACACCAATGGTTTCAACATTGGCAGAAGAAAGCAAACAGTAAGTTCCGTTCAATGCACCTGTGACTTGTGTGTTGTTAATGAGTAAATCAAAACCTGTGTCAGAAAGTGTTTTCCCAATTCCTCCGGCCATTTCACCTGATTTACCAATGCCGTCAAAAATAATCGTTCCACGAATGTTTTGAAGTGGTTTTAAGTACTGACGAATCCCTGCTTTAATGTTCACACCACCAGCAAATCCATCGGTGCTTTTAGCGACACCAAAACCATTGAATGAGAATTGAATGCTATTGTCCTCTGTGCTGACTTTTTTTGTGAATGTAGCATTGTTAACCCAACTTGCTGGGTCATCAGGGTATCCGGCAAAATCTGGAAATTTTGGGTGTGTCTCGATGGGTTGTGCCGTGGTTGTTGAAACACCAACAATTTGTGATTTTGTGTTTTCCCCACCTTGTATTCCCATATAATCAACAGTAAGCATTGAGACATCACCTTTGGTCAAAGAGACGTGGTATTTGTATGATGACATTCCAACACCGCAAGAGAATGGATACTCAACACCTGTTTCATAAATTTCCGTTGCTTGCGATAAAAGTGAAGTGTCGATTGCAAATGTGACTTGTGCCTGAACCAATCCACAAGCATCAAAAACAAGTGTTGAATTGGGTTGTGGAACACCTGTGAGACTTGTCAGGTTGTTTCCGTATTTTATAATTGAATCGCTTGGCATAAATTATTTTGCAACGCTTGTGATGGTTCTTGCGGTTGGAAGTGATTCGTCTTTCTGTGCCATCTTGGTTGTGTTTTCTGCGGTGATCCGAATGTTGTCTGCAACACTATAAACACCCATCACGCTGGAGACATCGCCACCGCCAATTTGCTGGAGTGATGAGGCCGCCATAACGGAAGTTTGGCCTGCTGGTGGCATTCCAACACTTGCGGTTTTTTGTGCCAACTTATCTTCTTCGTCTAAAGACTTTAATTGACCTTGTAATGCTTCATAAAACTTTTTCTTTTCTCCGGACATTCCAACGCTCCAATCCATTCGTGTTGTTATAAGGTCAACCAAAGTGTCGTTTTCATATCCTTTGCGTTTTCCTTGTCTTGATAATTCTTTTGCAAATTTCTTCATCATTTCTGGAGATTTCATTGCGTCTTCAAAACTTCCCATTTTTGTTTCTTCAAGTGTTTTTCCAATCATTCCACCAGAACCAGCAAAACCAGCCAAATCGGTATTGGCCGCAAGTCTTGCATAAAAGGAAACAGAACCACCATAGACTTTGTCTTTTATCATTTCTTCTCCGTGTTTAACCATCTTGCTGGCATTGGCGGCCGCTTTCACTTCGGTTTCGCTAAACAGTTTCATTGTGTCAATTCTCTCTTTCAATGCGGTTGTTCCTTCCTTAATAATTCCGTTTAAGTTGTAAGCGGATCTACCAAACAAATCTGAAGAATTTTTTGCCAATTCATTGTTTGCAATAACTTCACCGGATTTTTGTTTTGTTTTTTCGTAAGCGTCTGCAAGTTTGTATAATACATCAAGTGATTTGATGTTTGCCGATGTTACTTGTTCAACGCTGAAACCTAAATCCAACATCAGTTTTCTGATTTTGTCATTCTCCTTCATTCCACCAAGTTGACGGTTTGCAAATGCGATTGCTTGCCCCATCGTTTCCATATCAACACCGGTCTCTTTTCCTAACTGACCAAACTGTTGCAATTCAACTCTGGTGACACCTAACTTCTTTGCAAGGTTGTCAATGTCCTCAAACTTTTGCAGATACTCTTTTACACCTTCATAAAACTTTTCAGCAATGTTACCAAGTGAAAACGCTTCTTTCAATTTGTGTTTAACTTCTTTTTGGTATTCATCAACCCAGCCACCCAAAGCCGTTCCAATTCGATTTGAAGCAGACTTTGCATCCTTGTCGATTTCAGAGAAGTCTCCGCCAAATTTAACTTTTACGTCATCAGCCATTTATTTTGTTGTGTTGGTTGTTTGTTGGTTTTGTTTTTCTGTTTGCTCACGCTTGTATTTTTCCATCGCATTCCATTCGGTGTCGGAAACTATTTCAACGCTCGAACCTTCCGCACGACTGTGAGCGATGTGCATCCAAACCGCTTCGCTTTCCGGCATTGTCCACGCTTGTTCATAACTGCAACCATTTCGCATTAAAGATGTAACGATTGCCAGAGTCCACGCAACAGATGATGACTTGTTGCCGTCATTATCTTTTACCCAGAAGCGAGGCCACAAGGATTGGGCCTGCATATAAAGTGACAGGTTGTAACATTGCTCAATGAACAATTTTTGATTTTTGGACAACTTCTTTGCAAGCAACATTTCTCGCCACAAAATCGGTTTCCTGACTTCTTCAAAACTGTGCGTTGATAACACTCTGACGGTTGCGAGCAACTGATCTACAGTCATTGCCTTCTCAAGATTCAAAAGTGGTGAATCAATTTCCTCCAATGCCACCCGGTGACGAAGACAAAAAGGCAACAACTTGCGACCACAGATTTCAACCGTAGGTGCAAGAATAGTTGCGGCCTTGTTCCACCTGTTTTCCATCGGTGGGTGAACCCTTTCGGGTTTAAGCAATCTCTTGGTACTTGACCAATTTAAGAGTCACTTTGCGGAAGTTGTTATTTGTTCCGCTATCAGTAACGTCCTTGATGATGTATTGAATCTCGTCATAGGTCAGTTGCTGACCAGCGAGAGGAATGCTTGCACTTGCTTTTAACACACCAGAAATTGAAGTTTCAATGCGAATGTCATCAAGACGATCTGTGATGACTCGACCTGTCTCATCCATTACTTCAACATCTAATGCCGGACGCTTTGCGATGTCATCACTTTGTAAGGTGACGAAACCAGAAATGTCATAAAGGCCATAGGTGTGTGCGACTCCGTAAGTGTAAGGTGCTGACATAGGATTTCTTTGAAACTACGCAGGAGTCAAGCCGTGGGTGGATACACCGCAACCAGCGTATAGGACAGAACATTTCCAAAGCGTCTGTCGGCCACACCTTCGTCATCAGAATTCATCCAAGAAGCATATAATGTGCCTTGCGTCCACGATGATTTGATGCCGTCCAAATCTTGCATAATACCTTGAACAGTTTCCACACGCTCCCGGTGCTGGGAGAGGGTGTTATCATCGGCAGACGAATAAATGTAAATTTTGACCGTGATTTCAAAGTTGCCCAACCAGAACGCACCCAAATCACGATGAGCATTTGCAGACTCTGCGTGGAGAATGATAATTGGCACGGATCTGATTTCCTCCGTCTGACCAGCGTGGATTTGAACTCCAGCAAGTGACGTTGAATAACTACTGAACAACGCAAGAAGCGACTGTTCTGTGATTGTCCTGATTCCGTAGAGTGTAGGTGTTGGCATAAAATGTTTATTCAAATCCTTGAGCAATTACTGTGATTCTACCATCGGCACACGCTTGCCAAAGTTTTTGTTTTTCTTTCATCAATCTTTGTGCCATCTGAACACGCATCGAATAAGCCCGGTGATTGATTGCAACACGAACAAAATTGTCGTTTCCTGCTTTTCCACCGATTGTATTTCCAACTGTGAATTCTGGTTTGGCGGTGTTCTCGCCTGTCTTGATTGAAATGGCATTCCGACTTGATTGTGGTTTTTTCGCCCACGCTGGGCATTTGATTTTTTCACCAAGACCAATGGCCGCAAACCAATAGGCAGACTTTAGCATTCCCACATTGCGTTGCTTGTATTTAACATATTTTTGAATCTGGGCATCATCACGAACAATCACAAAAGGTTCGTTCTTCTTTCCGTTTCCTCTGCGTGCAACCGACTTCAATGATCCGTGGCCGTTATCGGTTCGCATCGCTGAATGGATTTCTTCAAACGCAAAATTTGATGAACCTTTGTCGATAAATTTATAGGTGTTTCCTCTGGCATACTTGGTTTGGAATTTCTGCCATTTGCGTTTCGACACCCTGCTTCCCTTTTCACGCATCCACATTTTGAAAATGTTATAGTCTCCCAAATCGGCAATGGAGTTTGGGCCTGCTTTATCTATTGGACGAAAGATTTTGTAAATTGAATTTTTGACATTCTGTTCACCGTGTTCCTGTGCCGATGTGGTTGCACCATCGCCCGGACTGCTTCCAGAGAATGGGCGAGAATATGAAATCATATCTTGGCAGAACAAGGCGGCCTGACGCTTGCAGATTTGTCCAATCGTTCCACCCAAGACTTTTTGATAAGCGTAAAGATGCTTCTGCAACATTGATGAATCAACGCTCAATGTCTTGACGTTTATTTTTCCCTGCGATGCCATTATGCTGGTTCGCCTTTGGATTGTACCCTGACCATAATCCAAGCGGACGGTGGACGGTCATTGATTGCGACAATGCGGAAGTCTCCGTTGTTGTAGCGAATCAAGTTTCCGTAAATGACAACACCGGGATGTGCTTCCGTGTCCGTGCGTTTGAATTTCACGTCATAGGATGTCGATGACATAAAGCCACCTGTCTCCAAATCCTGCTGGATCATAGGTGGGGACACTAACACTTCAAATGCGGTTGCCGAACCAGCACCCCTACGGACAGTCACCGACTTCGGAATCTCGGAAAGAATCTCGGTGGCATCAGAGGCCCATTCGTCTTGGATTATACCCATACCCCTCCGCAGGAGTCAAAAGCGTCCCAGAATGCAAGCCAGAGGGGTCAAATCACTTGTCCAGACGGAGACGCAGGAAGGTGGGGTGACGCATCGAACCAGCAGGGGTGATACTCTGGCAAGCGACTTCGATTGTGCGTCCAAGCATTGCGGACGGATTTGAGAAGATTGCGTTGTGAACGGCAGGGGTAAAACCGCACCCGACAGAAACTTGCACACCGTTGAAGTCGATGGTCAAGGATTTGCTGGTGACGGCAATCACCTTGCAATCGTAAGTCGTACGGTCTTTGACCTTCTGCCAAGCACCGTTGCGTTCGTTGGATTCATAATCGCTCCCGGTATCCTTGATGATGATTCCTTCGTGGCCGTCAGACTTCGCTTTCAGGAACGCATCCTTGATGTCGATGTTGTAAGCGACAGGAACATTGCGGACGGATTCTTGTGCGGCCATTCTTTCGAGCGTCTGTCTGCGTTCAGCGTATGAACCAAACTTGATGATGTCGAACACCCAGAGGGTTGCGTCCAACGCTTTGGTTTTCTTGGAACGGATTTGTCCAACCGTGTCAAAGAATGTTCCGCTTACGGCCTCGGCATCGAGAGTCAGATCACCACGACTGCCAGCGATGAATGCCAGCACCTGTGACTTAAGATGCGTCAGCGATGTGAATGACTTTCCGTTGCGAGACTTGAATGAGACTTGCCCGGTGACTGCGTTGCAATGCACCAACACACGCACACCATCAAACTTGGGTTCGACTGCGTAGGATGCCGGGAGTGTTCCAGCGTAGGTGGTGGCGAGCATTGCTTGCATACAATCACATTGCAGGATTGCCGGAGAATTTCAAGCACAAAAAAACCCCCATCTCTGGGGGCTTTGCTAAACCAACCTTATTCCGTTAGGAATTACAGGTCAGTAATCTTAATGCGTTGTGCACCGTTAGGGTTACCAACAGAAGTTCCGGTGATCCAAGATGCGGAAATGTTGGAAAGGCCCTTCGTCCAATCGTACCAAGAACGGAGACTGAAAGCGAAACCAGAGTCAGGGTCGCTGACGGTGATTTGTTCGCCACCACCTGTGGTAGGTGCAGACGGCACACGGGTCACGATGACGTGCCCCTCACGGCAACCACAAATTCCATTCAAGTGCTCCCCAGAAGGTGCGGCATTGAAACCGTTATATTCGTAAATGTCGATTCCGTGCAGACGGCCTACAACACCTTGACGAATTACGCTGGTGTCACCAATCGATAAGTATTGGGCAACAGTTGGATCTTGTAAGAGTTGACCGAAAGCGTCTGGTGAGAGAAGCATCGAGCGACCATCGAAAGGAAGGTTTGCTTTGGTGAGTGAAGTTGCAACACCAGCGATAGCAACACGATTGAAGTCTGCCTTAACACCGGAGTAAGCGGCAGTCGTGAAGTTAGCGGCAGTTGTCTTTGCGAGAACGGCATCAAAGAGTGACTTCACAGTTGCGTTGGCCATAGGGGCGATAAACACACGGCGGAGCATATCGAGAGAAATGGTTGCAACCTCGGTGTCATCAAAACTCGCCATCACATATTTGTGTTTGTCGAGAGTGATTGCTACATCGTTCGATACTGCGTCTGCGGCAACGAAACCGTTTGCACGGACGTATTCAGAAGCGGAGAAAGAATCAGCGTAGCGAGTGTGAACGACTTGACCTTTTTCAGCGACATAAGAACTGAAATCGGTTGTGACGATTTTGTTCAAAGGAGCGAGAACAGGCACAAGAGTGCGTAAGGTTTCGGCCGCCACGAATTGTGGGGCGAGGCCTTGATTTAATACGGAGTTAGTGGACATATTTTTTTAGGATAATTAGTTAGAGAAAATTTATTTGATACCCAAGTGACTGATGATCGCAGAACGGTTCTTGTTGTAGAAGGCAACTTTTTCAGTTGGGTTCTTGATACCGCAATACTCCGTCCAGATTTCTTCGTTCGATTTAGCAGGGGCAACGTTGTCTGCGGATGAGATTTCTACCGGGACAACACCTGCGGCCGCCACGATGCTTGCTGATTTCTTTGCAACGGTTTCGATTTGTGAAACTGCTTCCGCTTTTACGGTTTCCGCAGAGGCAAGTGCTTTGGTCAATTCTTCAATCTTGGCGATTGCGGAATCACGCTCCACAACAATCGCAGAAGTCGCTTCAAACTTTTCTTTCAACGCTTCAAATTCTGCGGACAAGGTTTCGTTCTTTGCTTTGGCTTCGGACAATTCTTTTGCGAATGTTTCCGCTTCAGCAGACTTACCAGAGAAAGCAGATTTTAACGCTTTGAGAGATTCTTCGAGAGTCATTTTTAAGATTTGAAACTACGCAGGAGTCAAGCAACCTTGCCACCGTTGTGACGAACCGTTCCCGATTTGTCGTGCTTGGAATCGGTTTCAATGGCTTTGTCCCCGGCATCAGATTCTTCTTTTGCGTCCTCTTTTGCTTTGTCAGATTCTTCGGCATCTTTGCCTTCTTCTTCGCACTTCTTTTCATCGTGTGGCTTTCCGCAAGTGGGGCATTTTTCATTGGGTGCAACTCCATCTTTCTTTTCGTCATCTGGAGTGTCCTTCAATTCTGGGTCGGTGTCTGGGTCATAGTCTGGATCATCAGGGTCAGAAGGGTCACGCTTGAGAACCGCAGAAGCGATTCCAGACAATGCACGGCCTGATGCCATTTTGTTGATTCCGTATTCGTCTTTTTCGTGTTCTTCCCCACCAACCAATTCGGAGACTTCTTGACGCTCATCGTTTTCTTCATCCGCTTCCATTTGTGCGGCAACTTGTTTGTTCAACGATTCCATCAATTCATCGAAACCATTGATGAGGCCTGTGACCAATCCTGCTTCTGCACCACGCTTGCCGGAGAAACATTGACCTTCCATTGAGGAATCTTCCACGAATGAACGAACCGCTTTCACCGCTTCTTTGAAATCGTTGTGAATGTCGATGACTTCATCTTGCAACATCTTGCGTTGGTTTTCGTCAAGCGATGTTCCTTGAATTCCAGCACCTTTGAAAATGCCAGACTTAATGACTTCCGCTTTGACACCTTCCATCTCAAACATTTTGGATATATCGTTAAAACAGATATACACACCCACGCTTCCCACGGTGGCCGAACCTGTTGCATAAAATTCTGATGCCTGACTCCCAATCCAATAGGCGGCCGAACACGCTTCATTGCTGGTGAATGAAATCACTTTCTTGGAAGAATTCTTGATTCGGTTTGCTAATTCAGGAACACCAACCGATGTGCCACCGGGTGAATCAATGTCGAGAATGATGGTGGTGATTGACGGATCACGCTCACAATCTTCCAGCATTTCTTCAATGTCCTGAATGTCGCAACATCCACAAAGAGATTCCATTTCACTTATATTTTTTGAGATGACTCCGTGAACAGGCACGATTGCATAAGGTGGAAATTTTTCGAGCGTTGCTTTAGCACCAAAGATTGCTTCCAGCATTTCGCCCATATCGCTCATCTTTGCACCCATCGGGATTTCAAGCGATGAGGCACGTTCGAGATATGATTCTGCTTGTGATGGCTGAATCAAAATCGGTTTGTTGGATTTGATGTCTTTAAGTAAGTTTCTCATTTTGTTAAATTGTTTTGATTAAGGGTTGTCGAGTGGTGTGAATCCATTGTCTGCCGGCATTGCTCCGTCTCCGTAAGCGGTGGCGGTTTGGTCAATGTCTGCGGATGGAGTGTTGGTTGGTTTGTAAAGCATCGACACAGGAACATTAAATTCTTTTGCGGTGTCGATTAAGAGACGAGCATCAGCCGCCCTGCGTCTGACTTCCTCAACCGGGTTCATCCCAAGTTCAGCGAAATGGTCAGAGAGCGTCTTGAGGCCCATCTCAATGTCACGTTGATTTGCTGACGATTCACGGCCAGCGTCAACGGTGACTCTGCGTGGTGTCACCCAATTCACACGATTCCAATCGTCTGTCTTTGGTGCTGGAATGTCTCCGTTGGCGATTGCTGATCCAATAATGTAATTATACACAGGTGTCAGGAAGCGAGTCATAAACATGTGTTGTCTCGCACCGAAACAACGCTCCGCTTTGGACACGACAAGACGCACGGCCGCACCGCCTGCTTTGGTCGGGTCGCTTGAAAATTCAAATGGTAGAAATCCAGATGCGGAATCCCGATTTAGATGTTCTATAAATCCGTTAAAACTGTCGTTGGGTCTTTGACTCTGGAAACTTTCCAACTTCTCACCGGGGGCGAGTGAGAGAATCTTTCCACCAATAAATGAACCAACCGTTTCTGGGTTGTCATAAACTTGATTAGGATAATCCTGCGGACGCATTCCAAATGCTTCAAAGTCTGCGGTGCTTCCGTCAAACTGTGGATTCTCTCTGCTGATTGTGCGTGTGATGTCTGACGCAGTTTTGACCGCCAACTTTTCCATTGAAAGAATCTCTAATATGTCGATTAAATTATTAATCGAATGCTGAAGTGGAGAGTAAGCCCTTGCACCTGAAACTTGTTCTGGTTGATAAACGTGACAAATTGAATTTGATGGGATGAGTCGTGTCGTTCCGTCTGACTTGATAACGTTATACCCAACCACCGCCCCAAACTTATTGAACATAATGCCGTCCCACATTCCGTCAGGAACACCAGAAGCGTTTGCGGATGTTCCGACACGGTGCGACTCAATCATTTGAATGAGTGGTGATCCGCTTGAGGAATAAGTTTTCAACACGAAAATCTCACCATCGACATCCACCTTGCGACAGGCAATTTGCTGACACTCCCAGAAGTTGTATCGACCAGAAATCTCGCAAGGTTTGTTTGCCCAATTCAAAAAGTATTCATAGGCAATCTTGTCCCATTCGTGGTCACCCGATGCTGGCTGGTGACGGATTCCGTCTGCGATGCTATAAAGAACGTTATCGCTGATGAGTTGACGAATCAGACCAGAGTTCACCGACAACCAACGCATCTTGCGTGTTAATTCCTGACGGTCAAACGTAGTCATCGTTCGCTTTGCGTCTGCTGGCCACGGAGTATTTATCCACGAACGCTTGTTGGAATACTTCGCACCTTCAAACTGCGAGAAGATACCAGAACCGCCACCACCAACATCCGAGCGTGCCTTCAAGCCTTTTCGCTTTGCGAACGCTTTGACATCATTGACGGCCTGACGAACGGCCTTTTTCAGATTTGGTTTCTTTGGCATAAATTACAACCCACGGAAATTCCACAAACCATTATAAACACGAACACGGTCAATCGAACCGTAGATTTCGGGTGCTTTGAGTTGGAGAGCATAGCGTGCCTCAATCAAAACGGTTTGGATGTCCATCGGAAATTGTTTGTTCACGGATGTTCCGGAGTCGGAATAAGACATCATTGTTTTTCCCTCCAACAATAATGATGCCGCTTTGTCCGCAATCGCTTCAATACGTTGCTGGGAAAGAATGAGGAAACATCCTGTTGCTTGTGCCATAACGCTACGCAGGAGTCAAAAACACATAGGCAGGACGCAACACCCTTGCGGATGAAGCGTTGCCATCTCCCCCAACCCATAGCCCGAATCAAAAAGAGACGCAAATCAAGTGTGACCAAGTGAGTCATCGTGTCAAGAGTCTGTCGGAGTTTCTTCCTCCGTTGCTGGTGGTTCTGGTTCGTTCGTCAGGTGTTCCACCCTTCCGGTAAGTTTCCACGCTAGTGCTGGAAGCGTCAAAATGACTTCGCAGTCAAAGAAGTGATTTGCACGATCCGCAATTTGTTCCCAGAGTGGTTTGCCACCAGCAGAAATTACCCTTCGTTCCGCAGTCATCTGGGCAACATATTCGGCAGGGGAATCATCTGCTTTGGTGTTTCGACCCTTACGAATCAAAAGCGACAGGGTATCTTTCAATCGCAAGTTTGAGAAATAGAAACGCTTTGTCCGTTTGCTCCCAACCGATTCAATCACCGGGGACGAGTAAGGCCGCAACTCTGTTTTCATTCCCATCGGTGTGCGTATCTTCCACGGAAATTCGTTTCGCTGATCACCACGAGTCGCACACCAGCCATTTGTAGCACAGGCCATCAACACGACATCAACTTCATTTCCAGAATCCACAAAGACATTCGCTGGGTGAACCCCTGCCTTTTTGTGAATGTCCACCAATTCGTTCCAAGAAAAACAGAAACCGCAACTGTGCATCCGTGAGCGACCATCTCCAGAGAACATTCTGATGACCCAATAGAAAGAATTTTTCTGCACGTCCACACCCATAAAACGCAATGAAACAAAGTCTGGTGCATTCCGCATTTCTTCCGTGAGTAAATTGAACGGTGTTGGTCTGCCTTTCACAAAACCACCTTCCTCATTCCACGCTTCACCCATTTTGTAGTTTCCAATGTGTGCTTCAATCTTCACTTCGTCCGCTTGCTCCCGGTAAGTCTGGGCAAGTCGCTTTTGAATAAATTCTCTGCGTGAAGTATCAGAACCATCCTCAAAATTTCTCTTGGCTTCGATACACTCCACGGCCAAATCCCCCCACGTCAGACCCCATTGCATTGCGAGTGCATTCCAATGATAACCCCTGCGAGACTTGGGTGCGTTCGGATTTGTGACAACATAAGCACCTGTTGCGTTCAATTCGGTGCGAACACGATTTGAGTCTTTGAAACTATGCTTGCAACATTTGCATTGATAGGTTGTTCCGTTTCGCACGGCATCCAAATCCCAATCTCCGTTAGGCCGCTTTGCTTCTTGTGGGTATTTAATCTGCTCCCATTCCCACGGTTGCCGATTCTTGCATTCAGGACATTCAAACGTCCACACACGCTGATCTGTAGTTTTCCACCACGATGACCAATCGTCTCCCTCTACACCACCTTGCGACACAAGCACAACTTTGGATTGCCAACGGAACGCAGTCGTTCGTGCCAACGCTTCTTTCAGCGAACCTACACCCCATTGCCAGACTTCATCTCCGAGAATATAGCGAATGGAGCGTCTTTGCAAATTGCGTTCGTTGTTTGCACCAAGCACCCAACAAGTGTTTCCACGGAATTGAATTGCACCTTTTTTTGGAACACCTTCTGGCGGTAAAAGATTTTTAACAATAGCAACACTCTGCCAGAGAATTGAAAGTCGAGTGGCCAACCAATCATCTGCGTTTCGGTCTATATCATTTAGGAGGAGCGTAGGGCCGGGAGCAAGTGCTGGGATGATAAGCGATGCACCCTCAATCAACCACGACTTCCCTGACTGAACATTTGCCAACGCTCCAATCTCTTGAACTTCTGGGTCGGTCAACGCTCGCAATGGTTCTGCCAACCACGGTGAGTTGCTTATCTTGAACGAACCAGATTGTGGCGAATAGGGGATTGACCGAACGTTCCATTCCAAGAAATCCACCGGGTCACGGTGCGGATCAGGGGCAAGGACATCACGCAACTTCTGGGTAAAGTCATCCGACATCTTCTTCACTTCCTCCAAAGTCAGACAAGTCAGGTGGCTGGGCAGACGCTGGCGAACCAATCACATCCTCATCAGCGACACTTGCCGAGCGTGACCATTTCGCCAAAAGTTTGTTCACACGTTCATCAACCGCTTTCAATGCCGTTGCTGGGTTCTCTGGGTTGGCAGTTGTAGCCACATCCATTCCAAGCGACAACAAATCCGCTTTCACTTCTGACAAAACTTTCTGAAACTTTTCGAGTGCGTGGGAAGTTTTAATCAATTCCTTTGCTTCCAATCTTCTTGCAAGTGCTTCACGCTCCACGGCCACCAGAGTTTTCAAAATGTTCTGATATGTGATGTAGAGTTTGTTCTCCTGCGGATCGCTGGAGTCTCTTGCAATCATATATCTTTGCCGTGCCGCTTCCTTCAACTCCCGGTGACGCTCCACCGTCTGTTCAAAATCATCATCAGGATTGATGCGTGATGAATCAACTTGGATGGAGGTTCGCTGGGCAACACCACCACGCTGACCACGCAACAATCGTGCATTTCGCCAAGTCTCTGCCGCCTCAATAGATTCAAGGGGCATTCCTTCTTTGATGAGTGCAGATGCACGACTGACAGAAAAACCGAAATGTTCTGCAATTTGTTTCTGCGTCAACGACATAGACTATTTTCGATTTCCTTTTTTCGATTTCGGTTTGGAAACTTTTGTCCCTTTTGAAAAAGTGAGTGTTTTTGCGTCATTTTTCCGAGGTCGCGAC